AGACGCGCAGTTTTTGTTATGTGAGTGACATGGTGGATGGGTTGGTAAGGGCCATGTCGATAAGTGACTTGGTTGGGCCTACGAATCTGGGCAATCCAGAGGAGTTACAGATTGGCTACCTTGCAGAACTGATTTTAGAGAAGGTAGATACGCATAGTCAGGTGATCTATGAGCCATTGCCAGAGGATGATCCTGTGCGTAGGAGGCCGGATATTACGAAGGCCAAGGAGCAGTTGAACTTTATGCCTGTGGTGGGGATTGACGAGGGCATAGAGGCCACGATTGATTACTTCAAGGGGGTGAGAAATGAACGCTGAATATGCGATGTATACGATGAGGAGTCCGCATCAGATGGGGATCATCTGTGTGGATGTGACCAATAAGTGTGATCTGGCCTGTTCTAACTGCACGAGACTCTTGGAGAACCAAGAGGGGTTTTGGGAGATGACGCCTGAGAACTTTAGGACGGCGTTGAGGAGTTTGAGGGGTTACAGAGGGATTGTGGCAATGATTGGTGGCAATCCCTGTATGCACAGGAACTTTGAGGAACTCTGCGAGATATTTAGAGAAGAGGTGCCTTGTAAGCAGCAGAGGGGGTTGTGGACAAATAATTACTTTAAGCATAGGAAGGTGATTGAGGAGACGTTTGGGGTCTACAACCTAAACGCGCATGGGGAGAAAAAGGCGGGAGAGCAGCTGACGGATTTGGCTGAGAAGATGAAGGCAGACGATGAGGAGAACATTGTCTGGAACTATGTGGAACACGCAGACCATGCGCCCCTGCTGACCGCTGTTAAAGATCTATATCCAGAGCCAGAGATGTGGATGAAGATCAGCCAATGTGACATTAATAGAGAATGGTCGGCATCCATTGTGCAGAACAAGGGGGAACTGAGGTACTACTTCTGCGAGGTGGCAGCGTCATTCGACTTAGCCCGTGGAACAGACTATGGCTATCCGATAGAGGATGGCTGGTGGAAGAAACACCTCCTACAGATGAGGAGTCAAGTAGAGAGGTTCTGCCCCGGCTGCGGAGTACCTGCCAAGCAGAAACCGTATAAGGACTACGAAGAGGTAGATGTCTTCACAGAGAGCAATAGAGATCTGGCAGAGAAGTCCCAGAAGATTAAGAAGAGGAAGGTCATATACCTTAATCCTCAAGACCGTGTAGACGCTCCTAGGCGGGTTACGCAGTATGGGGTGCTGTCATGAGACTTCTACCCGCTGTAGTGACGAGTACCATCGGCAGGGACTGTCTGATGGAGGCTATAGAGAGTGTGGCTCGGCAGACAAGACCTGCTAGGCATTACATCTTTATAGACGGCCCAGAGGTAGAAGAGAGGGCTAGAAATGTCATAGAACAGTCCAATCTGGCTGAGAACACGACAATCATCCCCCTGCCAAACAATACGGGTAAGAATATGTATACCTGCTCCCGTATCAATGCGATGGCGGCATACATGATTACCGAAGACGTAATCCTCTTCCTAGATGACGATAACTGGTACGAGGAAGATCACGTTGAGACGGTGGTAGGACTCATGGAGAAGCACAACCTAGACTGGACTTGTTCGCTACGCAACATCGTAGAGGATGACGGTTCTTTTGCCTGCGCTGATGAATGTGAATCCTTGGGGTTATTGAAGAACCATGCAGGCCAATACCATGTGGATACTTCTTGCCTAGCCTTAAGGACGGACATTGCTCAGAAGGTGGCACCCTTCTGGCAGCACCAGAAGTGGATGGACAGGGTGGTGCTTAGAGCCATCGTAGAGGCAAAGTTCAAGGGTGGCTGTACGGGTAAGGCTACGATGAACTACAGGCTCTCTAAAGACGGTTTAGGCAATATGGGTAGCCAGAACTTCAAAGGGTTAAGCAAGCGCATGATTGAGTTAAATCCTACCCGCCCCTGGGCTAATGAGGTCACTTATAAGTTTGGCAAATGAACTTTGACCGTCAGAAGTTCTATCTCTTCTGTAAGCACCTAAAGATAGAAACCAAAGAGCAGGGTATGCGGATACTCGGGCAGCAACTGCTCGGTACGCAAACCTACGTCATGGACGAGGTTGCCAGAGGCTTGGCTGAAGACAAGCACTTCTTTGTCGTGCTCAAAGGTAGGCAGTTAGGGATTACTACCATCAGCCTAGCCCTAGACCTCTACTGGCACTTTATCCATGCCGGTATGCAGGGTACCCTCACTACCGACACAGAAGAGAACCGGGAGCAGTTCCGTAGCACCCTAGCCATGTATATGGACGGGCTACCCAAGCAGTACAAGATTCCTCTGATGAGCCATAACCGCAATCAGATGGTCTTGAAGAACCGTAGCCGCCTCTTCTACCAAGTAGCCGGTATACGCGCTAAAGGCGGTCTAGGACGCGGTAAGGGCATCACGTTCCTGCACGGTACTGAGACATCCTCCTGGGGCGATGAGGAGGGCTTGGCTTCCCTGCTGGCTTCCCTAGCGGAGACTAACCCCCTTCGCTACTATATGTTTGAGAGTACCGCCCGTGGCTTCAATATGTTTCACGATATGTGGACTACCGCTAAACGTGCGAGAACCCAAAAGGCAATCTTTGTTGGCTGGTGGAGAAACCAGTTCTACTCTGCTGACCCAAACTCAGACGTATACAAAGTCTATTGGGACGGAAAGTTATCCGTAGAAGAGAAGGAGTGGACGAAAGACATCCGCAAGATCTACAACTACGAGGTCAATAGTAGGCAGATCGCCTGGTGGCGTTGGAAGCTGCATGAGGGTCTTAAAGACGATGGTTTGATGTATCAGGAGTTCCCACCTACTGAAGACTACGCCTTCGTAATGACAGGCACCTCGTTCTTCTCTACCGCACGTTGTACCGACATGATGAAGGCTGCCAAGCGGCAGGCATTTGTCCCCTATCGGTTCAGCATGGGTGCCAACTTCCAAGATACACAATTAATTAAGTCATCTGAGCGCCTCTGTACGCTCAAGATTTGGGAAGAACCCGTCTCCACTGGCTATTACGTTATAGGCGCAGACCCTGCTTATGGTTCCTCAGACTGGGCGGATCGCTTCTGCCTGCAAGTCTTTAGATGCTACGCAGACGGTATGGATCAGGTTGCCGAGTTTGCTACCAGCGAACTCAATACCTACCAGTTCGCTTGGCTGATCTGCTACCTAGCCGGTGCCTATACGAACTCTACGCTCAACCTTGAGGTCAATGGCCCAGGCCAAGCCGTCATCAACGAGATCAGAAACCTCAAGCGCCAAGCCACCTCCCTGCCCCCACAGCAGGCTAGAGAACTGCACAACGTCTTGGCGCACATGAGTCACTATATGTGGAGAAGAAACGACTCCTTTGGCATCTCCAACAGCATAGGGTGGGTGACTACTCACTCTAGCAAGGAGAGGATGCTCAACTACCTTAAAGACTACTTTGAGCGTGGAATGCTCAACATTTACTCGGAAGAGTGCATCGACGAGATGAAGGGCATTGTGCGTGACGGTGGCACGATTGCTGCCGCCGGTAGGTCAAAGGATGACCGCGTGATTGCCGCGGCACTGGCTGCGGCGGCGTATGCAGAGCAGGTGCAGCCCAGGCTGATACAGATGCGCCTCACTAGAGACAAAAAAGAGGTGCAGGACGCTGAATCTGACCATCCTGGGCAGGCCCAAGTACAGAAACAGGTCGGAAACTATCTCAAGGCACTGGGGTTTGAATGATAGATGTCCTAACCATTGAAGAAATACGCACCCGTATGGACGCTATGAGGGCGCAGAGACGGCGTGGTTTCTCCATACAGATGTTTGCCAAGTTCGCTGGCGTGGACTATCGCAACCTCAAAAAGATGTTTTTTGAGAAAAACGAGGTTCCGATCACCAATTTAAGCCAGAGAAAACTCTCCCGCGCCCTGTTAGCCCTCGAAAAAGGGGAGGCAGGGATGCGAATAGACATAGCCGGTAGGAAGAAACTGGACTACCACCCGCCTAAAGACTTCGGCCTGACGCTTAGACGCGGCTACCAGATCAACTTTGCTAATGGCACGGTTGGATTGACGGTCAAACCCGTCAATAAATACGACTTCAATAAACAAAATCTATTGAAAAAGGGGCGATGATGAGCGTAATCAATGACTATAAATGCCCGGTTCACGGCTATTTTGAGGGCCGTGAAGCGGTCTGTCCGGCAGGTTGTACCGACGTAAGTGTTGTCTTTTTGAAGCCAATTGGTGTAAAAAGCGATAGTACGAAGCATAATGACCGTACCCTTAATCAATTGGCACTGGATTTCAAGATGGGTGACATCAAATCGACAAGGGAAGGTGAGGCACAGCCACCGCGCTACGCAACACCCAACAATCCTTTTGCGCCGCGTTGGGGTTCGCCCGGTGAACTCGGTGGATACAACCTCAATTCCATCAACGGTGAGGCAGTCTCAGGTATGCAGGCCGTCAAGCAGTCGGGTGCAAACCTTTCTGGCCCCAAGATTGGCTCTTACATTGCCGATCATGAAAACTTGAAGATCCAAAAATGAGAATCCCTAAAGAGCCACTACAGCGGCAAGAGTTCTACATAGACGTTATGCAGAAATGCTTGGTTTCCCAGGCTGAACGCTCTGCTATGTACTCTACGCTGCGCTCCTACTACCTCTTTGGCAGCGGCGTAGATGCGGCTCCCGCCCACTACAACAAGATCTACCCGCATATCGACCAACTAAGTAGCTTTATGTACTCAGCCGATACCACCAGATTCTCCATAAACATCGGCGCATCACAGCCAAAGTCATTCCATAAGATGATTCCGGCTTTGACTAAGGGTTTACACGACTATTGGCTGAACTCAAACGCCGATCAGGTCTTCGCCCAGGCGCTTAACTGGTCACTTTGCTACAACTCGACCTTTGTAAAGCTGGTCTGGCGCAATGGAATCCACCCGTACATGGTCGAACCACAGGTTTTTGGGGTGCTGCGGGAGGATACGCCCTACACAGACAGGCAAGAAGCCGTCCTGCAAGAGTATTACATGACCAGAAGTGAGCTTTATAGCCGTCTTTACGCCCATC